CATTCCCATGTCCTGGCAAACGTTGCGGCGCGTGTCGTAGATCTGATTGGGGCCGTGCCCGTTGGTGATGACGACGTAAGGCCCGAGCTGCGCGAAGCACTCGCGATGCTCAGCGCGGCGGCCGCTCTTGATCGTGACAGGTGCGATCGACGCCATAAAGCCGGCTTTCCTCTAGCCTGATTGCGTAAAGCAAACCGCGATCGGCTTTACTCAAGTCCATTTGCCCCGCGGACAGGCGTTGAACGAACCCCGGATCTTTACCGCCAGGACACAACCGCAGCCGTGCTCGGCAGACTCCGGCCCCTGGCGAGCTCCAAAGCTGCCACACGTCGCCCCCAGGGCGCCCAGTGTGTACAGCTCGCACCCTTCGCAGATAGCGCGCCGCTGCGCCTGGACTTCGTCCGAGGCCTGCGGGCCCAGGAGCGACGCGGCCGCGGCCGCTGCCCCCTGCAGGAACGCGCCGGCGCCTCCGACTCCGCCTCCGGATCCGCCGCTCAGCATGACGGGCACCCTCCGCCAAACACGCCATCGTTACAGAACGCATCAATGCAGCCCGTACCGTCATGGCAAAACAGTTGGTATTGAAACGCGCTCAGCGTCACGGCGACCGCTGGATCACAACACTCGGCCGATTGAGCATCGCAACAGCCGCCGTTGAGTGTGCGTATCACGTGATCCATGCAGCCTGTCACAGTGCCGCCCACGCCAACGCAGACATAGAACCAGACTTGCGCGCCGTTGTTGTAAGCAGCGCCGCCGGCTTCGCAGCCATAGCGGCCGCGCACTCGGCAATTCGCCGGCAGGCCGCCCACGGTGAAAAGGAACTGAACCCGGATGCATTTCCCGGTGTTGTTCACGACGCGGAAAGACACCTTCGCCCCGCCGTCCGTCTTATCGTTGCAATCGGGACAGGCTTTGATGCAGGGCTTGACAGTCTTATTGCCCGCGATGTTCTGCACGGCCCCGCTGCACACAGGCGCGGTATTTAACGTAAGGTCGATATCGAAGCCGGCCGGAGCACAGTTGCAGTCCACGCAATGGCCGCCGCAACATCCGCGCTCGTCGCAGTCGTCACCGCCGCCGCCACGGCCGCCCGCCTGGGATCGGTCTGGAAAGAGCGGCAGGATCCCGGCCGGGCCCGTCCCGAGCAACGTGTCGGGCCGCGTGACCTGGATGGACCCGTTAGCGGATCCAATGACCGCGTAATTTCCCTCGGGTGTGCGAAAGGTCTCACCAAAGAACGTCGACGTCGTGGGCGTGTGCTGGCTGGGGATCATCCCGAAACCACGAATCACTCGCCCCACCTGGCGCGAGAGAGACACGCGCTGCAGCACGCTTGCGGCGCCGAGCTCGAGCTCGTGCTCCGAGGTGTTGCGATCGAGGCGGTTCGGAATGAGAGAGATCCGGGCCATGCTTTCCGTTCCACCTGAAGGGCTTGCGTAAACTTAACAATATTGCGAATCACCAGAGCGGCCGCACCGACGCCGCCGCAGTGCCGCTCGCCGTGTCCGGCCGGGTGACAAACACGCTTCCGCCGGCGGAGTCGATCACAACAAAGTTGCCTTCTGGCGTGCGTATCACCGCAGCTTCGCTGATCGTGTTCGCGCTCGGCTCCCGCTGGCTTGCCGTCATGCCGCGGCCGCGGAGGACTTTCCCCGGCCGTATGCACAGATCGACACGTTGCAGGATCCGCGCGCGCTCGCCACCCAGGCGCTCGGGCGCGATCGTGCGCTCCAGGCCATCGGGAATGAGCGAGAGGTTCATACGTCCTCAACTCCGGGAGCCGCGTCGATACGATTCCAAACGGGCACCTCGTCGCTGAATTCGGCGCGCTGCAGGTCCTCTGTCACGCTGCGGAATTCCGCCAGGGCATCGCGCGCAGCGCCGATCGCGATCTCGAGCTGCTCACGGTACGCGCTCCAATTTCGATTCTCACGATAGAGATACGCGAGCTGGAAATGCCGCAGGGCCTCGTAAGCGGCCTCGAGATCTGGAATTCCAAAGTCGTCTGCATCCTCGTCGACGGGCGCCGGCCAGGTGTAGTAAGGAACCTCGATCACCTGGTACGCCGTCGGATCCGGATAAACCCAGAGGTACGGCGCCGGGATCGTGGTCGCCGCGGGGTTCTCCCATTCGACCGAGTAGATCTTGGGTGTGCCGCTGCCCTTCTCCAGGCGGCGCAAACGCTTGAGGTTGGAGAGATCTTTCTCCGGCGCCAGGCGCCAGGTCCCGTCCTGCAGGACGTTGCGCTCCAGGCAACGGAAGTACGTCGGCAGTGCCACCCGCGGGAACGATAGCACGTAAGACTTCGCGGCCAGGTTGGCGGCCGCCAGGTAGTTGCTCGCAAGGGTTGCGGCCACGGAGCTCGCGCTGCTCAGGACGCGGTACGTGTTCGCCTCAGAATTGAAGCGCAAGAATCCGCCGGCGTCGCTGGCTGCGAATGAGGTCCCAACGCCAGTAACGGCAGCGGCGTCGACGTTGACGGAGACTGTGCCGGCGGACTTTGGAGCTTTGAAGACGAGCGTCGCGAAGCGTCGATCGAAGTCGTATTTCCCGGTCCGATGAAGCGCGGAGTTCGCGTCGTTGGCGATCTTCAACATCTTGCGGACACCGGGGCTGCCGGTGTCCTGCCAGTTATGGTCCTGCAGGAAAGTCTTTGTATCGCCGAGCGTATAAGGCATGTGCCGGAATCTCCCGGCGTCACTTCAACGCAAGCGCCATTCCGACAGCCTGCTTGAGGTAACCCATCGCCTGGGCCGGGAGCTGATTGGCTTCCGCCTCTGCGATCGCAAGCGCCGCGGCGTCCCGCAGCTCCTCCGGTGTGAACGCGGCCGCCGGCGCCGGAATATCGCCCAGGACTGAGCCAGGCTCCCAGCCGGCCGCCTTTAACGCCTGGGGCGTCATGGGCTCAGACTCCGGCCAGTTGTTGCGGCGAAGTACTTCTTTCGCTTCTTCGAGTGTGAGCGGCATCGCGCCCCCTATTTCGGCTTGGGTTTCGTCCGGAGGTCCTGCAGCATCTTGAGGAATTCGTTCGAGTTCCGTTCGATCGCTTCGCTGTTGTTGCTGGCCTTCTGAAAATAGGTCTGCAGCAGCTCGAGGTCCTGCAATGCGTTCGAGGCGTTCACGTCGGCGCCGGAGAAGTACGCGCGAGACTTCGCAATCTCTTGCTCGATGAGCTCGTATTTCTCGAGGCGGACGTTCTGAAGAGCTTCGAGCGCCTGTGCGTTGGCTTTGCCTTGCGGATCCGTGATAGACGCGACAGCCTCAGAGTAATTGCGATCGGCCGCGGCGCGGAGTTCCTGCCGAATCTTATCATGCAATTTTTCGATGCCGAGCTGTAGCTGCCGGCGGTACTCCTCGAGCGAGATCTGCGCGCGGTTGCTCGTCTTTCCCGCCTCCTGGTACCGGCAGCCGGGCAGGAGCAGCACGAGCGCCAGAATCGCAACGGTCTTGCCGGCGATAATCGCGGCGCGCTTCACGGCGGTACGGCTCCAGATGTACATGCAATTCGTCACGCACTGCGCAATCACCATCAGGGATGCCAGCGCCACGAAATACGGCACGTATTCCGGCAGGTTCAGACCCGCGGAGCCGAGCGCCGCCAGGAGTGAACCGAGGGAGCCGAGCAGCGCGTGAAAGTTCTGCGAGCCGACGTGTTTGTTTTCCGTCGTCGTCTCGCCAGGCTTTGCCGGCGACAACGCAGCGATCGCGGCTTTCTGCGCCGCGCCAGAAACCATCTCCTGGATCGTCTTGTCGAGCTCGCCGGCCATGTGCCTTCTCCTGTTCAGGGTCGTTTCTCAAGGACAGTGACACGAGTCTCGAGCTTCGCGATATCGTCTTTGTTGTTCTTCTCGAGCGCTTCGCGCGCCGTGACTACCTGGAGCAGATTGTCGACCTTCGTCTGCAGCGCGGCCGCCCACCAGATGGCCCCGCCCAGGACAAACACGGCAAAGCCCAGGCGGACATTGCTGTTTTCGCTAAGAGGCTTTTCCACGCTGCACCGCCGATCAGCACGTCACCAGCCGAGCTTCATCAAGACCGAGTAGTGGCTCTTGCTCGCAAAATCGACCGTTGTGAAGAGAAGGTTGCCGTTATCGCCGGCGGAGTTCGGGTCGATGAGGTACCCGCCCATCTTCTCAAAATCCATGATCCCCTCGGCACTCAGCAAGAGGACGTCGTCGTCCGTCGTATGATCGAACAGGAGGCGCAGCGCGCCGGCCCGGATCTGCCATTGAATGGCGTAGATCCGGAGCAGCTCCGATGGGATTCCGCCGGCAAGAGTTGACTTGTCCGTTTTGGCGACGCCTGTCTCCCCGGTGCCGTCCGAGAAATTCGTGGCGAGGATCAAGGCGCGGCGTTGCGTCGCGTCCGCCTTCAGGATCCGAGTGACAACGGTGTCAGCCATGCCAGAAACTCCCGCAAGATCCGAACGTTGGCGCGCCTTAGCTGGCGAGCTTCTTGAGGCTCACTGCGATCGCGGCGTGCCCGGCGTTGTACGCTCCGGAGAAGTCGATGCTCAGGCGGTTGCCGACGGCAAACTTGAGATCCGCGACGGTCGCCGAGAGCGTGATGTTCTGCACGGTGTACGCTCCGGTATTGAGATCGATCGCGTCCGCGGCGTGTAGCGGAGTCGTCGTCTTGACCGGCGTGTCCGTGCCGGAGGCCTTGACCAGCGTCGCAGTCAGCGCACCGCCCTGCAGGGTGCTTGGGACAACGGCAATCTTCGTCACCTGGCAAGGGAAGGGTGCAATCCAGAGATCGTATTCCGTCACCGTCGCGAAGGGCTTGAGCGGAATCGCGAGCTCGAAATTGTCCTGGCTCTGTGTGAGCACACTCCAGACGGTGCCGTTACATGCGACCATGCACGCGCGGTTCGGCTGCAGCGTCGCGAGGGCGGTCCCGGCCGGGTTCTTAACGACGAGATTATTAGTCGCGCCCGCGTTCAGGATGTAGAACCAGAGCGCTTTCGATTTCGCCAGGGCCGGTAGGGTCACGTCACGATCGGAGGCGCCGCCATTGATGATCTGATATTTGGCGCTGCCGAAAACGAGCGTGAGCGCCGCCGTGATCGTCTCGACGTTGACGCCGTAACCTTTCGGTCCGACTCGGTTCTGTTTGTTTGCGCTGCTCATCGCCCTGCCCCTTCGGTTCGGAGTCCTTGAAAAACGCCCCGAGTGTTCGGGGCGCTGGTTCGTGTGAGGTCGATCGCGCCCGGCTTTAGCTGGCGGCCGCGTAGGCGCCCCAGGCGTTGCGGAAGATGCTGCAGAGCACGGCCGTGTCAGCGACCGCGGCGCTCGCAGCCTTCGAGATCGCAAAGGCGCTGTCGTGGCTGTCGCCGTAAAGTCCGATGTTCGCCGTCGAGTTGGACGCCGGCGCCGTCAATACACCGCCGACGCGACCCTTATCGGCGTCGTCATCAGGCACGAGCAGCTCGCCCGCCAGCCAGGTATTGCACGAGTCGCCTTCCACCAATTTCGCGTAGCCGGCGATCTGCAGAAATGCCCAGTTGCCCGCGGTGAGGGTCGTTGGCGCGGTGCCTCCAGTCAGCATCGCGCAGCGCGCGCCGCCGAAGGCCTTTTGGTGCAGCGTGGCGGCCGTCACAACCTGGTGCGCGCTCGGATCGTCGATCATGGCGATCATGCCCGCGCTGAGATCTGAGGCCGCCGCCTTCAGCTTGCACAGCTTGAAGAGCTTGGGGCCCTCGGCCGTGTCCGCCACGATCACGCGGCCTTTGCCGATTTCGTCCGCCTGAGCATCCGTGAAGATCTCGGCGATCCGGGCGATGAGAGAGAGTGCGCTCATTGTCTTGCCTTTCTTTCTCGGGTGTCTTTCTGGCCGGCGCAGCCGCCGGCGGTAGCTGTTCTGTCCTCAGAATTCGCGATCGGATCCAGGCTCAGCCGGTGATGTCCACACGCGCCGAGCTGGCGCGCTTCGTGAACAGCATGCAGAGCTGAGTGGCCATCACGATCTTCTTGATGATCCCCGTCATGTCCTCGCCGTACGTGCCGATGAGCTGGTCGCTCGACTCTGTGCAGTGAATCTCGCAGTGGTCGAGGTTGGGCATGTACATCGTGTTTGCCGTGCAGAACGTGTCCCAGTCCATCGGCTTGCGCTTGAAAGTCAGCGTCTTGTAGGACGCATCCGGCGAATCCGTCATGATGCGATCGCGGCCGTGCAGACTGTTCTCGTACTTCTCGTAGGAGGTCTGGTCGCAGATCGTGAGCGACGGTTCCTCCCGCACGTCCGAAAAGCTTTCGTTGGTGCCCTTGCCGCTCTGCTGTCCAACGCTCGCGTCGTTCCAAGCGTTGCGCATCGTCTTCAGGCCGTTCGGTTCATCGGAGAGAATGTCGTCTCCGAAGAAATCGGCCTCCGTCTCGACCTTCGCCTGCCACCAGGTCGACGTCGCGGAGTTCTCGCCGGCGACGGTGTTGTCGTTGTCGACCCAGCCGCCCAGGCCAGTGATCGGATCGCCGACGTCGTTGCGTGACGTCTGGCGCGCACCGGTGCCGTAAATGTCGCTGCCGAATACATTCATGAACTGCTGCAGGAAAGACTTCATCTGGAGCGCGACATAGTTCCAGTTGGTGTCCGCGGCGTTGGCGTTCTTCGCGCGCTTCTCCTGGAACTTCGAGCTCGCCAGGGCGCGAGCGTAACGACACCAAGGCATCTCGAGCGCCTTGTAGTCGTCGATCGTCTCGGCCTGCGGTTCGGTGAAGTCCGACACCGCGCGAGCGCCGAGGCCGCTCTCCTGGTACCGGACATAGAACTCGACGGCGTCGCCGCCCTGCAGCCACTTGAAGCAGCCGTGTTTCTTCGCGTACTGAATGAAGCGGTTGCTCTTGAGGATCTGGTCGTTGACTCGATCCTTCAGGCGATTGTTAATGACTGCGACGGAAAACGACGTAACGGCCATGGTGTCCTCCTGGCCGTCCGCCTTCCCTCGGACGAATCCGGTTTAAGATTGTCGGGCTTCAGAGCCCGAACTTGCTGAATGCGAGCTCCGCGGCTTTCACATCCTCATCTGTCAGATCCTGCCCACTTGCTCGGGCCTGGGCTGCAGCCTGCGCGATACTCTCGCGTAGATTCGTCGCCCTCTTCTGAACAACCGGAGCCGCGGATCCTGGTCGGGCCGTCGCTGCCTGTTGTCCAATCTGCTTCTGACGCTTTTGTGCGGCCGCCACTTGAGCCGGTGCAATCTCGCCTAGCACCCAGCGTGCCCCCGCTTCGTACGGATCGTATTTTGGATTCCGCTGCGCGAGGTAACACTGCTCCTGCCAATTGTCGTTCCACCACTTCGCCCACGCGTCGTGATACTGGCCGCCGGGTGCGAAGTCCGGGCGGGACTTGATGAGCTTCTCCGAGAGCGTGTACATGTGCCCCTCGAAGCGCTGTTGAGCCTCGGCCTGCTCGCGCGCCTGGCGCTGCTGCTCGCTCTCCTGGAGCTGCTGGAACTGCGGGCCATAGATCTCCTCGGCCATCGCGCGCAACGCTTCGCGCATCTCCGGACGATTGCGCATCTGATGCGCGAGCACTTTCCACTGAGTGCCCTGCGGATCGGCCTTGAGCGCGGCCTGGTATTCCGCGGCGCTCGCAAAGCCGTAGTAATCATTGGCCGCAGTTGCCGCGGCTGCCGGCCGCTGCTGCTGCTGCCGCGCGCCAGGCTGTCCGCCGGCGCCGGCGATCGCCGCGGCCGCGGCATCGTCCGCGCTCGCACCCTGCTTCATGAGCTTGATGGCACTCGCGACGAGCTGCATCTGTCGCTCGTAAGCGGCGCGCTGATTATTGGTCTGCGTCTCCCAATTCCGGTGCAGCTCGGAGAGACGCGTCGCGCCGCCGTAACGCTGGCGCAGCGCCTCAGGGATTTCGAGATCCTCAGGAGCAGCGGCCGCGGCCGGCTTCTTCGCAACCGGCGTTGGAGTGCCGATCACGTCGTTGTCTATGTCGTTTTGCGCATCGCCCGCGTCGTCGTTGTTGTCCTGGGCGCCGTCGTCTTCGTTCACGTCATCGTCAACGCGGCCGTCGTCATCGCCGCCACCTCCGCCACCGCCGGCGCCGTCGTCTTCGTTGAAGCACACAAACACAGGGCGAAACAGGCGCATGGCGAGATTTAGAATTCCAAACATGAGGGGCTCCTTCCCAAGAGTTTTAGACTTTGCGACAAAGTGCTAAGCCTGCTCGAGCCGATGCACCCGGCGGCCGTCCGCGCGTGCGTTGTGCTCGGCAAGGGTCTGCTTCAGTTGTGAGCGGCTCGAGATCTGGCAGTCGAGCGCGTTCGAATAAAACGGTTTGTGTGTGTCTGGGATGATCTGCAGCCCGTCGATCTTTGGCGCAGCGTGCCGACGACGCTGTTGTGCGATCGCTTTCTTCCGCCGCGCCGCGATCGCTTCGTCGCTGCCGAAAATGCGCTCCCAATTCGAGCGCGCCGCGGCGGAGTCGCACGGCCGCACGAGGATATTTCGCTTCCGGACTCGGCTCATGCTGCAGGCCTCGGACCCATGGCGCCCATCATCGGGACGCCCGTCGGTGTGGTCGGTGTGGCAGGATTGGGGGCCGGCGCCGGAGGAGCTGCCGGCGCGCCAGGCGCTGGAACTGCTCCGGGACCGGCAAGCTGAGGCGCCGCTCCGGGTGCGCCTGGCGGGAAGGGGCCAGGCGGCACTCCGGGGACGGCCATAGGCGCTTGCGCGCCAGGCAGCATAAAGCGGTCAACGTTGCGAATGTTGTCCTCGCGAGCCTGCTCGCGCATGATCTGGAGAGTGTCGACGGCCGGCGGCCGCCCGGTGCCGATGAGAGCCTGGTTCTCCTGGTGTCCAGCCTGGCGGAGTCGCTCCATCCGATCGAGTTTCTCGCGCCGCGCGCGCTGCCCGGTGGATCCGGCCGCGATTCCGACGGTGTACTGCGCGACGAAATCCTCAGCGCTGGAGGCCTCGAGGCTCCAGAGCAGGGCGGCCTTGTCGCCGGCAACCTTGCGCACCAGGTCGGGAGTAATGAGCTGGCGGCCGATCTGGGCGCGGTGTCTACACTGCGTGATGAGGAATCGATCGAGCATGATCGCGCGCACCGCTGAGCGGCGCTGCGCGTTGTTCTCGCGTATGTCCGCCTCCGTCGCGGTCACATCGTCGCGAGCTGACGCGCCGCGGATGATCTCGTCCAGGCCGGTGATCTCGTCGGCGAGCTGCTTCAGGAAAACCGCGGTCTGAGCTGTGACGTCGTTTGGAGTGTTGAGATCGAGGACCTGGACGACATTCGCCAGGCCTTTGCCGAGTGTCTTGCACTCGATGATCTCCATCGTCTTCGAGTTTTTGATCTTCTCGAGGACTTGGGGATCAATGCCGGCGTCGACCAGGATCTTCTTTGCGATCGAGCGGTGCGTCTGTTCGTCCAGGAATCTTACAAGCCGATCGTACGCGCGGCGCAGCGTTGCGATCACCTCGAGCTCGGAGAAAGAGTCGCGGAGGTTCACGTACTGGCGATTGAAGGCGAGCGTCGAAAATGGGAAGTCGTCGATCTCGAGCTCGAACGGCCAGGGCCGCTTGAGCAGCGTCTTCTTCGTGATCGCGTCTTTGTAGATGAGCCAGCGCTTATCCGAGTCGCGGAGCCACATTTCGTGGAATCGGTAAAGATCTTTGTCGCTGTCGTCTTCCGGAGAGCAATGGCCGCGGCCGTCGAGCCCTTTGCTGTCCCGCATTGCGTAATTCGGATTGATCTTCGTGATGCCCTGGGCATCGAAGAAATCGCGCGCTTCCCAGATCGGCTTTGTGCAGGTGTGGATCACGTAACCGCACTGCCGCATCGAATGCCGCGCGTGAGGGTCGAAGTAGACTTCGTGCCTCCAGAGACGGTCCGATCGGTCCATGCCTCGCAGCGGATCGAAGCTCTCTTTTGTGATCCCCAGGCCGCGGGTCTGTGCGTCGAAGACGGCGGCCTCGTTTTCCTCCTGCGTTGAGCCGCGATGGTAGGTGTGCTTGAGCATGTCCTCCATAGCATCTGCGTACGCGCGCTTCGCTTCATCGATCGAAGCAAAGACGCCCAGGCGCACGAGCACAGAGAAACTGTCATCTGCGGCGCCGGCCATGTCCCGCGGATCTACTTCAATCCCAGGCTCGTACGTGTAGAGCTCGGCGCGTTGGACGTTGACGTGCGAAAAGGTGAGGTTTGCCTGGACGCGTTCGTTGCCCGTCGGCTTCTCGGTCTTGCTGTCTTTACCCTTGTCGGGGCCGCCGTGGTAGCCGTAGCGGTACTCGTCGACGAGCTGCTCGGTCTGTTCCTGGCATTCCTTGAAGTGTCGAGAGGCGGCGTCGCAAATGCGGTCGAGGGCGCGGTTGTCATCGGGTAGACGCAGCACCGGTCCCGCTTCCGCGGGCTCCGATGCTGGCGTCTCGGCATTTGCCTTCCCCGTATCCATAGGCCTTGCCGCTTCGCAAGGCCTGAGCCATTAGTCTGCCTCACCGCGCGCGCGTGCCGCGTTCTCCTTGCGCTTCTCCCACATCTTCCGCGCCAGGCTGCCGTCCGGAGGCGGCGGCGCCGCCGGCGGCTTCCACGCCAGGCCCGCAGCGATCAGGTAGCGCAGATTGTCGAGGAGATGGTCGTTACGCTTGATCGGCTTTCGCTTGCGATCATCAGCGTCGCCCTTGTCCGGATCCGGCTCGTGCCGGCCGTACTCCCGGCGCTCTGCAAACAGGTTGGCCAAGTTGTCGAAGAAGACCAGGAGCGGAGAGCCGTCTGGGGCTCGCTCGAGCAGCAGTTCGCGAACCTTCTCGATGCCAGACTCGACGCGATTGTCCGGAGCCGGGTCGACGTCGATCGTCACACGTTCAGAGCCACAGGCAGCGCAGCGCCGCGGATCCCGCGCCGAGGCCTCCGTGTTCTCACACCGGATGCAGTAGCCGGATCGATTCCAGATATCGATCAAACGCTCGCCCGTCTCCTGGCCAGATCCCAGAGTCGCGGGATCAATCCACCGCGCCGCGTAGCGCTTCTCGCCACCATCCAGGAGGCTGAGGCGCAGAATGTTGAGCGCGTTGCCCTCGACCGCCGGCGTCACGTCCCGACCGTAGTACTCGCGATAGACGACGATCTTCTTTGAGCCAGGCGCCACAGCCGCCCAGAGCGCAGCGACGGTGTGCACGCCGTGGTCGATCGACCGGAAGCGCGTCCAATCGTGCGGGATAGAGAACGGCGCGACGATGCGGCCGCCGCCTTCAGGATTCCAGATCGAGTCCGGATAAATGCGCCCTTCATCGACGACGGGATGCCCTTCCATGCGCAGCTTGAAGAGATCCGGCCGCGCCTTGCATTTGGCCATCATGCCGGCGATGGCCTCTGCCGTGAGGCCTGGGTTCTCGTACGTCGGGAAACGCGTATGGAAGATGTGTTTCCGATCGCTCTCCGCCGAGTCGCGCAGATCCTGAAGCCACTTCACGCCGGTAACCGGCGTAGCAGCGACAACGATCTGCCCGTTGCGTTTGAGCAGTCGCGGCTGCGCTTCCTCGTAGATCTCGGTCGGGCACTCCTCATCGATGGCGAGGACGTCGACCTCCGCGGCCTGGAATTCCTCGCGCCCTTGCTTGAAGGATTTGATCCAGGCCTCGGCAATTTCGCCGTCATCCTGGAGGACCTTCAGATACGTCGGCGTTTCCGGGTAACGCGCATCCCATCCGATATTCAGGATCCGCCTCGTCGGCAGCTTGTGGACGCTCTCGCCGGGGAACAGTAGCAAGGCCTTGAAATGTCCCCAGGCCTGCTCCGCAAATCGATCGTATGTTGTGGTCGAGTACCATCCACGCCAGGCGCCTGCGCCGCGGCGCTTCCGCGTCGGGTGTTTGCCCGCCAGGCCAAGACAGAAGTCGATGCAGGTTGACCAGGACTTGCCGCTCTGATTGCCACCCTCCGCGACTTTCTCGCGCTGCGTCGCACCGACGAAAGCCTTCTGCCGCGGCGTGAGGCCGTCATACGCTTTGAGCAGCGGATCCGCGCGCCGCAGTAGCAGCTCCTTCAGGAGCTCAACCCGGCGGCGTAGGGCGTGGACGTTCGGCGTGCTTTCCATTGCGCGGGGCCTTCGCTCCTATGAGTTGCCCCTCTCGCAAAATTAATGTCACAGCGCCGGTACCTGGATGGATGTTCTTCTGAAAGACGAATTGCTGCGGGACTGCCGCACACGCCAGGCGCGAGATCTCGATGCGGCCGCCGTTGTCTTTGCAGATCGCGGCGAGGATCTCCTCCGCCATGCGCTTCTTGGCGCGCGCCGCGGCAGTCTCTGCCTCGAGCTGCGCACAGGCTGCGGCGAGGTTCGTGTTCTCAATCATCGCCGCGACGTTGACCTCGGTCAGGATCTCGACCGTTGCCATCAGCCGGCGCACGTCGTCAGGCGAGACGCTTTGCGGAATGCCGGAGGTGTCGACGAATAACTTCCGCAGTTTCTCCCATTCGGGAGGATCGAGCGGCGCGATCTTCAGCTCGCCAAACTGCGGGAACTCCGACATTTTCGGAAGGGCGGCTGTCTTTCCGCATGAGCCGCCGGCGGTGCCTTCAGACGGAGACGGGTTCTCTGCTTCCATCGTTGTTGCCCTCGAGTTTCGCGAGCTCGGCCATGAGCTCAGCCTCTGTCATGGATTCGACCGCCCGGGTGAGATTGATCTTCTCGGGAGCATTCAGTCCAAGCAGCCGCGCCAGGCGTTCGGCGGCGCCCTGCACGGAGTGAAGTTTTAATTTGATGCCATCGACCGTGATGTTGAGCGACTCGAGCTGCGCGAATTGTTTCGCCCTCAGCGCCTTCTGCAAAGAGACCCGACCCTTCGCATCCACAAACTGCGACAGGTCCCCGCGGAGGTGTCGCGTCAACGTCTCGAGGATCTCTTGCCGTGTCGCGACCGCTTTTGCCTCATGCTCTTTTCTGAGCCTGTCGATCTCTGCGACGACTTCCGGATCATGCATCAGGCGCGACGCCTGGGCCTCGAGGCCGGCGCCGGGTGCACAGCCTGCAGCGCGCGCGGCCTGGGCCTGCGTCTTGCCGGCGAAGACGGCTTGCGCAAACTTAACTTTTCGGATGGTCTTTTTGCGCGGCATTGCGTCGCTTCCGTTCGCGTTCGTCCGCCTCACGCTCAAGGTCGACCAGCGTGCGCAGCTCCGCCTCAACCCGCGGATCCTTCGCAGCCTTCACCGCGACGGCTGCGGGCGTGACGTGTGCAGTGAACGCTCCTTCGCTGACAATCAACTTCACGCACTCAACGCACAGATCGGGCCGAGCGCCCGAACCGTCGGACTTCGCAAAGGAAAACGTCACGTGAACCGCGTAGGGGCCCGACGTCGCCAGGCCGCCGATCCAGGGCTGCAGCTCGCCGCGGCAGCGATCGCAATAGACGCGCGTCAAGGTGTCCCCCCGTCTACTTCTTGAGCTTCTTCTTCCCCAGGCACTCGAACACACCGCGCGCGTTGCGGCCGTAGACGGCGACGGCCGTGATAAGCGTGTTTGGTTTCGATGTGTCCGCGTGTTTGTTGGCGTCTTCCGCGATCGCGACCGCGGTGTTGAATTCGATCTTCCGCTCTGACTCTTCGACGATCTCGGGCGCCTGGTCGCCCATCTGAACAACGGTGCAGCTCGTACTCTTCGGCTGCAGCGGCCGCTCCTGGCCGTGCAGCGGGCCGCCGTGAAATGACGCCGGCGCCGGCGCCGCGGGAGCGGCTGCAGGTTCACCGCCTGCAGGCGCCGCCGGCGGCGTGTCCAGATTCGCGTTGAGGCTGGGTTGCTGGGGAGCACCCTCCGAACCCACCGCCGGCGGTGTTACTCCTGGATCCGGAGCCTCGCCTTCACGCGGCTTGGTCCATTCGATCGGCACGCCCTTGAACGTGAGCGGCTCGTCTCCGCCGGCAGCCTCGAGCCGCGCTGCGTCTTCCGCGCGTGCCATCTCGCGATTGATCGGGAGACCTTCCATCAGGCGCGATCGCGCAGCCTTCGCAAACTTACGCCAGGGAAGCATCGCCTCCCGATCGGGAGCGAGCTCCAGGTATTTCTCGAGCGCAATCAGCGAACGCATAGCAATCTGCGGATTGGAGCTCTCCGGATACAGCTCGACAAACTCGCGGCCGGCAAGCTCCTCGATCGACTTAAACCAGCCGGTCGCCATCGCGGCCTCGATCGACGCCGCTTGGATCCTCTGCGCCATGTCGTCAGTCAGCGTGCGGCCGTTGCCTTTCGGCGTCTTAGCCGTCGTCTCGACGCAGTTGATCCAGAGCGTCAACGATCGCCCCTTTGCAAGGCGTCCAGCGCGCCCGCCGATCATCGGTGTCGTCTCCAGGTTCACTTGAGGCGCCTCCAGTCACGCAGCCAACAGCCGATCAGCAACACACACAACAACAACAGTACAAAGCCAGGCGTGCAGATCGTGAGCGTCACCGTCGCCCACCTCCGGCGCCGATGACAATCCCCAGGCCCATGAGCACGCCGCGGATCCGCCACTCGGCCAGCTCCTCCGGAGTGCACGGCTTCACAACCAGGCGCTCAGGGATCGCGCCGCTCTCCACGTCTTTCTGCATAGCCATCGCCTGGACCCGCGTGCCGTGTGGATGCCAGCCGCGGCGGCTCTTATAGAACGGAACATGCGGCACGCAGTACCGCCGGCGCGTTCGATCGAATGGTTGCGAGCGGCTCTTGGCACTCATGCTTGAATCCTCGCCGCCGGCGGCGTTGCTTTCGTTGCTTGCCGGCACTTGCCGCAGATGTGAAGCACCACGACGCCCGTCTTTGTTGTCTCGCATCGCGAGACTGTTCCATTCACGTTCAGCGCCGCAGTAAACGCGTCGAACTCACACGTTGAGACCAGGGGCCCTTTGTCTCCGCAGCGGTCACAGTCCACGCGCCATGCATAGGCGTCGCCAGTGATGAGCAGGGTCAGCTCCCTGTGCAGCATCGGAGAAAACTCCCGACTACTCGCCGCGCGCGATCGCCGCGTTGGCTAAAAAGACGGCTTGCTCCAGATGCGAGAGCGCCGCGGACTGCTCGCGCCCGGGCGGAGTCTTCGCACAGATGAAGAACGCGAGCTCCTTGGCCATGTTGCGGATCTTCACGTATCGCGCCGCCTGGTCGCCCTTCGGCGGGTGATGCGTGAAATCGTTCTCGAGGCGCTTCCGCATCGCCTCGGGGATCACGTACTCGAGCGTCGGCTCAGGGATCGCCGGCACCTGTACGGGTGGCGCCGGCGAATTGTCTTTGTCCATACGGTCGAGATCTCCGCGCGTGAGGTGTTGGCCTGGCTGGATCAGGAAACGACTTCCCAATCCTCCGCCAGGAGATCGGTCTGCGACGCGAGCCACGGAACGCGCTGGCCGTCCGGATACGCCGGGTGCCCCTTCGGGTACTCGATGTACACGTAAGGGTGCGTCATCTTGGAGTTGGGGTCGGGGACCTGCAGCGCGATCCACATGCCGCGGCCGTTCCAGCCAGAGCGGCGCAGCTTCATCCCCTGCCGCAAACGGCGCAGCGCGGCGCCAAAGTTCAGGAGCGTAGGCGCCTCCGGCGCCGGGCTCGCGGCGCAAGGCCCGCCGTGACCCGCATCACGCGAACAATTCCAGCCATTCGGCGCTTTGTCGCACACCGGCGCGACCTGGTGCACGCCCAGCGCTTCGCTCAGGCGCGCGATCGCTGTGGTGTGCGGATCCGCCATGGCATCGATCGAGAAGTTGAGCGCGATCGACTCGTTTGTGCTCGGGCCGCGAGCCATGCCCTTCTCAGGATCATCCGAGAGCACGTCAGATACAGAGAAAGAAACGTGTACGATCCGATGCATAACCTCTCCTGTAGTGCGGGCCGCGGCTGCCGGCGGCAGAAGCAGGCAGCCAACGGCCGCGCTCGGCTCCCCCGCCGCAAGGACAGCCGGAAGTCCTATCCACCGCCGAACAGGTTCGGCGGGTCTCCCTTGATCTTCGGTTTCGCCGCGGCCTGGACAGCAGCGCCGGCCATCACGGCGGACCTGTCCGGGCCCGGCCGCACGGTGAACGATTCGCCGGGTACCGCCTCGAAACACTTCCTCAGCTTGGGCGCGAGCTCCGGATCCTTGGAATCGAGCGCCTTGCCCAGGTCCGCAACCTTCGGCGTTGGCGGACAGAAAACCTTGAACTGTTTTGGGGTGAGGTATTGCTTCAGATCCTCGACACGCCAAAGGCGCTTCGTCGTTTCAATGACGAGCGCCTCGGCGCCGGCGGCCGTCACCTGGCGAATGACCTTCGCCTGGCGCATG